ACCGATGGTAAATCCACCAGCCGAACCACTTGTTGCTACTACTAAGTCTTCGTCATGGTTTCCTGCAGGAGCCTCGCTGGCTACAACCAGTCCTTCTCCAATAGCAGTTCCACCATTCTCTACGTACCGGAATACTCTTCCGTCTGGCAAAGCCATTGTGGCTCCGTAGACTTGCCTTTTCTTTGAATTGGTTTGTTTTTCAAAACCATATCTTCCACTTTGTATTGCACCGAATGACATAATAATATGCCTCCTATTTAATTACAGGGTCAAGCCCTGCGACCAACCGATATTTATTTAACAGACTAACGCTCGGTCAATCGTTACACGTTATCCTGCTTTTTAACAAACTTTCCGTTACCGTCACGTTTGGGTGTAGATGTAGCCCTCTCCTTGCACCACCTACACTCACACGTATCACTAGGTGGCTTATTAAATAAACCAAGCCTAGCCTTACGTAGAACATATTCCGGATTTCCCGGAACCTTTTCTACCGTACTGCCGACATCAAATACTATTTGTCCTTCTGTATTATATTGAGGCTTATGCCTGTATAGAGTGGTCTTGGGCTGCCAGTCATCCAGATATTTAACTGAATAACCTGCCCCGACCAAATCTTCCCTTAATTCATTACGTGATGTCATTTATAACTCCCTACGCAGTAGTTGAAGGAGCAGAAGCATCCATAGTAAGAGAAGCACCACGGCTGTCATCAAGTTCAAACACACCGTAATCAGAAGTCATTATGATTTCTGTTGCTCTTAGAGATGCATCTCTCTGCCTTTCTGTCTTAGTTGTTACACTATTGAGTACACATAAAGCACTCTTGTCAGCTATTGCACCAACTACATCATCACTAGCATCAATAGTTAAGTTACCATCTTCAAAGATAGCTACTCCATTAAGAGGTCGCAACCCGCTGAAGAATTCACCTAGTAAGTCCTCACTCCAACCCTTTGGTACAGGGTATGTGGATGATGCTGTTACAGCAGTATTAGCTATATCAAACACAGCATTTGGATGCTGGATTATATATACCTGACTACCAAATTTATTTGCTTTAGCATAAGCAATTGCTCCTGCTGTATTAGCAAGCGACATGGTAGTATTTGCTGCACCAAGGCTAGTACTGAATCCAGAATACAATGCGTGAACATCTGTATCTTTCTTTCTAGCCATACCGTCACCCAACTGTCTACCTATGATAGACATTACGTTGACTGCCGATTGCCTTAGAAGTTTATCGGTGATGATAACTTTAGCCCCTACTTCAGACGCAGTAAGGTCAACAGTTGTCATTCCAATATCTTCTTCATCTATTATGTCAACACCGTCTTGCAGGTCTGACATAGTCATCTGTCCTACTTTAGGGACAGTCACTTGCTTCTCGCCTTTTCCAAGGCTAAAACTCTCTATAAGAGCCAAAGCAGGTGCGTTGTGTTCCTCGGTGTACCGAGCAGCACTTATAATTATTTTCTGGGCATTTTCTAAATTCCCAGTTGTCGAAGTCTGTGGCATGATTACCTCCTATTGGTAATAGATTTTAGCCTAGTCCGGCAGCACGTCTGGCTGCTGCTTCGGTTTGAGGGGTTCTTACCCCTGCGTTATACGAATCAAGGAGTTCTTCCTCCGAACCTGATGCACTTGCAGCAGGTTGATTGGTATCAAATTGTTGTGAAGGGACTTGTGCTTTTTTGAGTGCATTAAGTTCAGCTTTAGTATCCCTAAATTCTTTCATCCTTTTAGCTTCAACCTCCATATCCTGTGGAGTATTGAATCTTTCAAGGTTTCCTATATCGTCAACACCAAGATTATATTTTTTTGCAAAATAAACAGAAGCACTTCTTTGTCCTTCTCTATATTCCTGTTGTTTTTTTGCTTCAGCCTGTTGACGTTGAGTCTGCTGTACCTGAGTAGCATAGTTTTGAGCGACAACCTGTGCCTGTTCCGGCATATATCCCTGCTCTTCCAGTCTCCTCTGGTAATCTGCAGCCTGTTGTTGTGCTTTGTTCTGCTCATCAAGTTCATTAAAATACTGCAACTGCTGTTGCTGCTGCTGTATTGTCTGTTGCAGTTGAGTCATCTGACCCTGCATCTGATTCAACTGTGCTGGCTGTTCCGGTTCCTCAGTCGGTTCTGCCTTTACTGCCGGCTGTTCTACTTGTTCAGTAGACTGGGCAGTCGCCTCTACTACAGGTTGTTCAGTAGTTTCTGCTACCGGTTCCTGCGTATTATCTTCTATCTGTACCTCTGCTTGAGATTCAGTTGTAGTCCCTACCTGTTCATTTTCTGTAACCATATATTCCCTCCATTATTCCAAATTTTAGTTACACTAGCTGATATTGTCAATGTCTATTCTCCTGCTACCATCGGTAATCTTTCTTCACCGGTTGGCATATTTTGTGCAAATCCCTTCTCTCTAATCCTTCTTGCCAAGCCGTATTTAAACTGACTTGTTCTAGGTAATAACACAAGAATGTCTTCTGGTATATCTATATCATATGCGTGAAGCCGTATCCAGTTTATAGTCTGCAATGCTTCAGGATGTTTCGACTTACGCAGCATGGATTCAAATTTATCTATAACTGCATTATATTCATCTGAGCCTCTGGCTTCACTTGATTCATCTCTGTACTGCTGAAGTATCCTTTGCTTATATCCCATACGTGAAAGTTCCTGTGGTGTCCTCTTCCTTGCCCACTTCTTTCCATACAATACCTCATTCCTTCTTATTCCATATTCTCCTCTGATATCATAGAACTCATCCGTTACCTTCTTTGATACACTACGGGGAAGAGGAATCTCGTTTCTTCTACTAAGTTGTATCCATTCATTGACACTCTTGGTATCATCTCCAACCTTGACAAGCATGGTTCCGAGGTTACGTATAGATGTCTGTTCCTCATCTCTTAATTCCTGCATCCTTCCGGTATCACCTTTAGTATACTCTACACCTGCAGCAGCATCTATATCCTTTATAAGTCCTTTGACTCTCTGCTGGGATATTATACCCGGCTCTCTTCCCATCTGAGGAAGTTCTTCATATCCTCTAGGCTCATCCCAATTCCTTGTAAGTTCCTTTGCTATATCATCTTTTGTATAATATGTAGCACCGCTGAATCCAAAGAACTCAGGAAGTGTAGAAGAAATACCTGCCGCTATTCCCATAAACTGGTTCCAAGCAGTTCTAGGTTCGGATGTATCTATACCATGTTTAGCTGCGATATCTTCAGGAACCATAGGAGTCATATAGGTATCCTTTGCATCTAATATAGCTTCATACATCATAGGTGCAAATAGCTGTCCCCATACACTTGTAGGGTCGAAAGGAGACTTATTCATATCTGCCATGATATCTGCATCTTCTCCAAAGAATCCTTTCTTTGTTCCTATTATCGGTGCATATTTAAATAGTGCACCACCAGTAGGAGAAAACTTGCTTTGAGTAAATCTTCCTAGTATATTTTTTGTATCTTCAAAAGGTTTCCTTTCTATATATTTACCAGTACCAGTAACTTTATCAACTCCAGCCAAACCTAATGTAGCCCTAACTATAGGTCCAAATCCAGCCCATATATCTATATATGAATTACCTAACTTTATCTTTCCAAAGTTGCTACTTTTTGGATTAAGTTCTGCATCAGCACCGGGAACTAGATACTTAAACATAACAAGTGTAGTTACACCTGCACCTATCCAAGACACCATAGTTCTTGCTACTGCACCAGTTACTGCTTCAGGCATACCTTTGCCCATAGCCCTTGAAGCCTGAATAGAAGAAGGCAATAACATTATTCTTGATGTTAAGAAACGTGGGGACCAGAAAGCTAGGTTTGCAACAGTAGTTAAACTTCTTTTCCATATTGCAACATCTCCACCTTTATCCCAAGGAAGTGCTCCTCTACCTGTAGCATTATTAATAAAACTCGCAAGTTTTTTCATCTTGTCTAAATCTTCTGGGTTAGACCTTGGACTGAGTGGTCTTCCAAGATTAAACTCCAGATTCCTAATCATATTATCCATCGTATCGAATCTTAACTTATTTAAAAATCCGGTATATGCTCTTTCAGATGCACGTACACCGGGAAGTCTACTTGCAAGACCAGATAGAAATGCTTCTTCCATCTTGGTTCTTCCACCCATACTACCTAACTCAGTAAGCTGAAGCCCTGCTATATCAGTAAACATTCTATATCTAGGACTACGGGTCATAGCATTTTCCATAGCCAGTATTCCTCTTTCTCCTCCCGGAAGTGCCAGCTTGAGCATAGTATTAAAAGACTTACCCCATAGAACCGGGTCTTGAAATAATAATACAAGTCCCTGCCTTAACGGTGCTGATAAGTCAAAGGAAGCACGTACTGTCTTTGGAATCATCAGCATATCTATAGCGAGTTCACCGGGAGTCATTCTTCCAAAGTACTCGCCAGTAGCTACAGCCCCACGACCTAACCAGTTTTCTGGAAATGCTGCTCTTTCAAGTCCATCAAGTCCAAGTTTTTTTCCGAAACTGGTATCAGTAAGCCACTTTAACCAGTTAGCTATAGAGTTCTGTCTATGCTTTAGAAAAGCCCTGCCTACATCTGCACCAAACATATTACCCATTAATTTTATAGAATAGTTACCCGGAGCAATACCTTCATTCCACATAGCGTTAAATGCAAGTTTTGCATTTGCCAAATCATATATACCCTTTAGCCCCCCATTATCCCAATTTGCTATATCAGTCCCCATCTTTTTTGATAACTGGTTTATACTTTTCTGTATAGCCCTAGGGTCTTGAAATCCATCTATCTTGTTAAGAAGGTCAACTACTTCCCTATCAAGACCATTCAGTTCTCCCTTATATATCTCATTAAGTCTATTTTTAGAAGCTATAAATATCTCGTCAATAAGAGATGCAAACCGTTCTGCATCAGCACCAAACTTATTTTTAATAGGTTCATCCAAGAAATTAGGACTTTCTCCTGAAAGTATCTTTTTTATCTCAGCTTCGGAAAAACCTTGTTGCTTGGCTAATCGTCTTGCATTTGCTGCCCTTATCTTTTCTACTGTTTTTGTTCTCTTTCCTGCTGCAACAGGGAGTTTTTCTATTATCTGTTTAAGTTGATTTAACTGCCCTCTTACCTCTGGTATCCTTGATTTATCTAATAATGATTCTGCAAAACTTTTTGGAGGAAGTTTTGTTTCATCTAAAGGTATTGCATATCTACCAAGTAAAGGATTCGCACGTACACTTGTCCAAGCATGTTTAAGTGCTTCTGTCCATCCCATTTGTTCTAAGTCTCCTATGCTTGTTTTACCTCGTTCTTTTCTAGGAATCCTAGGCTGGTACTTACCACCTGTTTTGACCCAGACCTTATTCCCTTTTTCAATAACATGTCCTTCATCTGCTATCCTAGGTAAAAACATAAACGGAGATTCCCTTCCGGGTTTACCTGAATAATTATACATCTGTCTTCTAATATCATCTAAATTATCAAGAACATCCTGTGCGTTCTTGATAGCAGGTTTACTTCCCGGTCTTGCTACGTCTACACCTTCTTCAAATCCTCTTTCCTGTCCTCTCCATATACCTCCACGACCACCACGCTGCACTCCTACCTGATACTGAACACCGGGTCTTTTAGCCATCTTTGGCATAGTTTCTAATTCTTTACCAAACCTAATATATCTATTACCTTTCTTCTCATATCCTGATATTGAAAGTACTTCATCTACACTATTAAGAAGTTCCTGCATCCTTCCTCTATATTCAGGAGTACGTCTTGCACTACCAAGAGGTGTATCTCTAAGAAGTTTTAAATAATCTTTATTAATCTGTCCTAATACATCTGCAGGATTCATATCTTTTAATAACTTTCGTTGGCTAGAGTCAAGGAAATCTTTGCTGAATATATCTCCACCTACGTTTCGTATTTGATTTAGTCTATCTATCTTGTCAGGGTCCAAGCTATCCTGAAACAGTCTCCATGAATCGTTATATATTTCCCTGAACTTACTTACAGACCTTAGTGCTGGTATTAAACTTGAACCATGCTCTATTAATTCAGGTGCATTTTGAGAAAACTTATCAAGATGTTTTATACCTGCTTCAACTTCTGCATCCCATTTTTGTGCCCATACAACATTATCATCTGTTGCTTCACGTACTACATTCCCAACATCCTCAAAACCTTTAGGAGCCTTTATTGCAGTATCTCCTTCTTTTAATATCATCCATTCATCTCTTGTCATAAGAGGTCTAGCAAACCTATCAAGCAAAAGATTCTCGCCAGTACCTATAACATTAGGGTCAGCTTGTTTTTCTAACTTTCTTCCTATACCAAGTTTCCTAAAAAACTTTGATAGTGGAGATACTAAATCTTCTGTATCAAGTTCAATCCGGGCTTGCATATCTGCAAACTCCTGTTCTGGAACCTTATATACTTTACCTTGTGGTGGTCCAGCTTCAATCCTGCGAATAGTAGCAGCATCTAAAGGCTCTCCGTCCCGGACATTGAAAAGACGTTCCCCTTTAGGAGTTTTCTGTACTTTAGGTACAATCTCTTCATACTTAGCAAGTTTGATTACAGGCTTTAGAGGGGCTTTCAATACTCCTGCAGCTTCCAATCCTGCTCTACCTGCTTGTAATGCTTTAGGTGCATACCTTAAACCTTTCAATGCTTTCTCAATAGGTATAGGTGCTGTAGCTATTTCAAATGGACTTAGTAGTTGCATCTGTGCCTGTTCAGCTTCAGGACGCTGTTTATGTATTTCCATCATTGGGTCTTTCAAACGTCTTCTTGTTTCCAAATAACCAGTTACTGGATTTATAAACTGTAATGGGTCCATTTGAGGAATAGTTTGTTTAAAAGCCTCTCTTGTCTGTCTACCCATCTCTTCCTGTCTCATACCTTCAGCAGTTTTTATATCACGTATACCACCAGCTTCCATCTCAGGAGTTGTAAATGCTTCATGTGGAGCAACAAGCCAACTAGGCTTTCCTTGGGCTTCTAAATCTCTTTGTATTTTTTCTTTTTGTCCACTTAACTGAAGAGCCATACTTGCCACACCAAATGGAGTCTGTCGTACTAAGCCACCCATTATACCACTATATGGACTCCACCTTTTATCTTCCTGTCCGGGTATGGGTACACTAGGTATAGCTTGCATAGCTTCTGATGAACCTGCACTAAACCATTGCAAATCACTTAGTATAGGTCCACCAACAGCTTTAACACCACCCCATACAGGTCCCAATGCTCGTTTAAACAGTCCGGGTCCACGTTCCTCTTCACGTTTCTTCATTACCGCATCAAGTTGTTGTTTGCTTGGTCTGCCCATTATAGACTCCTAAAAGAATATACGTCTTGTTGTAGGTGAATACGCTCCTGTAAACGAACCTTTCTGACTAGGTGGTAAAGCCGTATACCTTTCAGTAAACGGGTCTTGTTCAAGATACTCTGTCCACTTTAGACTAGGTGCTTCTCCACTTCTAATCTGTGAACCCAGCTTACCTAAGTATTGATTATATATATCTCCGAAACTTCTTTCGTAAAACTTTTGTGCTGCAGGAGAACCTCCACCGAAAGCCTGACCTTTTCCGCTACTGTAATAAGCAGCTTCAGGTTTATACTCTAGGAAGTCTCCGAAAGCATTGTCAGATGAAAGATAGTTTGGTGTATTATTAGTTGCCATACTTATCTCCTAAAGTAGTTGTATTCTGGTATCGTAAGGATTAGGATATTCTTGTCTTCCTATAGATGTTACTGCAGGTCCGGCATTGGGATTATATAAAAATGGTTCATTAGATATAGCACTTCTAGGATTATTCATACCAAACATACCGGGCTCTAAAGTACCCATTCCTATATCACTAAACGAGCCGGGCTGCATAGAAGGAAATCCTCCGCCTCCGGGTGCAGCTAAATTAGGAGTACCTGAAAAACTAGGAGGTGCTCCAAAACCACCTCTTCCAGTAGGAGGAGGTGTAGTAGATAGTGAAGGTGCAGAACTTTGACTTCCAATATAATCTTGAACCCATCTATCCTGATATGGTTGTTGAGTAGTTGTAGGTCTTCTTATATCCGTAAATGCACCGGGTTGTATAGAAGGAAATGCAGGTGGTTGTCCGGATGGACCGGGTTGTATAGTAGATGTTACAGGTGGTATTTGTGGTTGCATAGGTACTTGTTGTGGCATAGGCTGTAATTGTCTAGCTGGAAATTCTACTGATGTTGCTCTAGGTTGATTAAACTGACTTGCCAACAGGTCATTTATATTTGGTCTTTCTGCAGGAACAGTTCTTGTGCCCTTATCTCTCCATACCCATGCTCCAGAAAACGGATTCCTCACATATTCCTTGTCGGCAGTTGGGTCGCCACCTTCCGGAGTAACATAAGTTGTTACAGGTGCTCCTGTTATATCTGTAAATGCACCTCGCCCTGTAGAAGCAAAACCACTAACATTATCTTGTCCCATTTGACCAAAGTTTGAAGGAGGGACAGGAATATTACCTTCCCCAAAACCACCTCCGGGAAGTGCTGCAGGTCCAGCCGTTAAGCTGGGGTCAGGAGGTGTGTATAACCTATCTTGTTGATACTGATGAAGTACAAATCGGTTTGCATCATCTAAATTCATAAATCTACCTGCATCTGGAACATATACTCTATTTGGGTCGCCTGTCGGAGAAAAATAAGGAGTACCTTGTGAACCTAGTCCTCCTACTCCAGTACCCAAAGGGTCTATTCCCGGTGCACCTATATTTGGTAATGCACCTTGTCCTGCTCCTGTAGGTCCTGCCATAGTACCTGCAGGAGGTAATCCGGTAAGTCCGGATATACCCATTGGGTCTAATAGTGGAGAGCCCGACCCTACAGTTCCCGGCAGCGGTTGTACAGCTCCTCTTGCATCAACTAATGGAATACCTCTTCCGGGCATCTGTTGAACAGAAGGAATACCGGCTTCCCCAAATCCTCCTCCCGGTAACGCTGAAGGACCAGCCATAGTTCCGGGTGTTGTTGGTTGCGGTTGTGCTACTGCGGAAGGTGTAAAACTAGGAATATCTTCTCCTCCTAATCCCGGAAGCAAACCTGTATCTGGGGTAGGAGTAGTTGGAGTAAATGGTTGAGTAGGAGTTGGTGCTCCAGTAGGAATACCTTCTCCTCCAAGTCCGGGTAGTAAACCCGTATCAGGTGTAGGAGTAGTAGGAGTAGTTGGAGTAAATGGTCTTCCTGTCAATCCCTCTGTTCCCTCCAAGTCTCTTGCTATCTCAGGAGGAGGTTGAGGTGTAGTTGTTGTAGGTTTCGGCTGTACTACCTTATCTGTTG